CTCCACTACCGGGAGCAGTATTAAATTGTAACGTGGTTGCATTAGGCAATGTAAATGCCGTCGTATCCACACCGTCCAGACTTGCTTTGATGTCTGAGGTCTTAAGATATGGGAATGTAAAGGGGTACTGAGTAGTACTATTGTTTCCAGTATATTCGTTTTGTATAACAGCACTCATATGCTATTTCCTCATGTTAAGTAAATTTTCGGTGGCTTGTACTTTGTTACTTACACCTATAGCACCTTCGACATCTCCTTGTTTCATTAAGAAGTTAGCGTTTTGCTGGTGTAATATAACGTTTGCTATGTTGGGTTGTTCACGTAGCAATTTAATCTCTGCTATCTTTTGTGCGTTTTTGACAACGTTATTAATAGCATTAAAGATAGGTAAGTCTTCTGTATCTAATGTGATTAGCTCACTATTCTTACCACCTTTTCTATGTTCTCGTAAAACAGCTATGTCATCTTGAAACTTCTTGCTTTTAAAGATACGCTCAAGTTGTCTCCACATTTGCTGTTCTCCTATGTATTTATATATCAGTTCTCTTTCTTGTGGTTCGTATTCGTAAGATCCTGTAGAATCTTTTTTTAACATAGACAAACCATTGTAACCTATCTGACGTAATTGCTCTCTCCAAGGCTCGTTTGTACCGCTTACACCCATAGGACTAAGTGCGTTAAGAGTACGTAAGAATGGATTATCAATATCGTTTACAGGCTTACCTGTCCAGATGTCAATTTGTTCTGGCATTGTGCTAGACAAGAAAGGTATTCTTGATTTTATGTATCCGCCTACATCGTCAGTTGCTATATCTTTTAATGTAGAATCAATAGCTTTATTTATAACACCTATAGTAGCACTAGAAGGTATTAAACTAAATGTACTCTGACCTACCTTTCGATATAGTCCACTCATATCTCCGTTAATAAAAGCTATAAGAGGTTCTAGACCTTGTAGTGGTGTTTCGTTTAAGAATGTAGCAGCTATAGTCCAGCTAAGTTTAGCTTGTAGACTCTGTAAGAATGATTCATCCATGTCATTAGCATAGTATGCAACATCACCCATCATAGCAAGTACTTGTTCTACACCGGGTATACCTTTGTAGGATACGTAGACATCATTGTCTGTGCCGGGTATAGGCATTCTAATTGTCTTAGGTTCATAACCCATCTGTGTACGCTCTTTGTTTCTACGTGAGGCATTGTAGTGTCCATTACCACGTATACCACCAGACATCGCATAGGACTGTAATGATGATACAAGCATACCACTAAAGATTAATCTACCTGTATATTCAGCACGTAAGTTTTCCCATATAACTCTAGCGTAAGGTGTGTTAGCCATATTTATACCATGCTCCATAAGAGCTTCTGCTATCTCATCATCTGTCTTAGCATATATAGTTTTACTATACTTACTAATACCGGGTATAAGAGATATAGGTGTATAAGATGCAGCTACCTTCATGTAGTTACTCGCTGTACGAGGAAACATCATAAAGTCCTTAAGTATAGGATAAGCTGTTGTTGCTTGGTTAACATAGTTAGCTACACCATCATCTAGGTTTAGCTGTATTTCACCAGCAAATTGTCTTACAACATCATCACGTATTAAACCATCACCATCAAACATCTTGTCATAATGTTTTTTCTCTGCCTTTAATATTTCAGTCCAGTCAGCAAAACCTTTGTCACTAAACACATCATCATACGCTTTCATACGTGAGTAATAGTGTGCTAAGTGTACACCAGTAAACTGATCTGGAAAAACCATAGCTGTCATACCATAGCGTAACGCAGGGTGTGCACCCATTTGTTTCAGACCTATAGACATATCAAGCTGTATGAGCTTACCAATATTACCTTCTTTTTCATACAAAGGACGCATGCCCTCCATAATCTCCCAAGTCTTATCAGTCTTAAACACAAAGTCCTTACGATATGCTCTAATCATAGTCTCAGGATCTTTATGTGCCTTCTTCATCATTTCAAATGCGTCATGCAAAGCACGTCTATTAGTCTCAAACACAGCACCATTGTAAAATAGTGTACGTTTAAAACCTTCAAAGCCGTCTTGATAACCATAGAAACCATGACCTAGTAATGAAGTAATAGGTTTTAGTACTAACTGTGCACCATTACCTACAGCAGCTCTAAATGCAGATAGACCAGATAATACATTGTTATATCTGACTGCCCATGCACCTCTAGCAAACAGGTTCATAGATTTAGGATCAGGACTTTTAACTAGACCTATAGGAGTTATTTGACTTGCAGCCCACTTGTATAATTTAGCTAGGCTATCTACATCACCGTTAGTATGTGCAAACGCATCCACTAATGGACGTAATGCTTCTGGATTAGTCTTCTTAAGTCTTTTAAGTTCTTTTGTAAATCTTTTGTTTCTAGCGTGTATAGAGTTTTCTGCTTGTTTAAATTCAGTAAGTAATGTTTCTATTGCTTCATCAACATTACTGGGAGGTACTTGGTCAAACCAGTTTTTATTACGTAACTGCCAACCAGATATATACTTGTTAAGTGCATACTCATCCATTAAAAAGTATAGCTTGTCAAGTATATTATCCATAGCACGGTTCTCATCTATGACTGGGCTCAGTTCACTTACAGCTTCGGCAATACTCGCAGCTTCTCTACCGATAGAGTCCATTGCTCTAGCAGATGCTTTAGTTACATCTCTGCCTAAGAATCTGTCAACAAGTTCACGCATAGCAAATGCAGCTGCTCTAGCTTGTTCTTCGTTAATAACTTCAATTTTAAACTTACCCATCAGAAGATTTTTTACGTCTCTGTTTTCTAGGAATAGGTTTTTTACGTCATCAACAGTAGACAGTGGATCTACAATATCGTGATAGATACCCCATGCGGCTGCGTTCATTTCTTTAGCAGTAATTCTAACACCATCTACAAGAGCATTAAATCTACCAGCATCTCTACCAGCCTCTGCTACACCCATTACAGCACCACGTGACTTTGGTCCTACCATAAGACCTTTGTTTAACATGGAATCTGTGATAACAGGAGCAGGGTCGCCTTTAGATGTACCTTGTTTAATAGCTGTACTATCAGCCATGTTACGAGCTACATTACCAGCATTAGGTACTGTACGAGCTTTCTCTGCATCATCAAATAAGTTAGGAGATATATCAGGATCTATACCTAGATCTAACTCTAACTGTTCTATGTCTAGTTTCTTAGCAGTTGCAGCTGCATTAGTTTCTATTGCTACAGTTGCATCACTTCTACGCTGTACATCATCTATTGTGTCAATAATACCTAGCTCGTTTTCAATTCTAAGTTTTTCATCAATCAGAGCTCTTTCAGTTTGTGAACCCATAACTTTTTTCTTACCAGTGTTGAGAGCTAGAACTTCATCTATTTCTGCTAACCGTATAAGTTTATCGTTGTCTCCACCTAACTTTAACTGTGTCTGTTTGTACTGAGCAGCAGTTTCATCAAGTGGCTCCATCCAACCCATGGTCTTGTTACCATTCTTGACATCAACAAATGCACCTAGAACATTACCTAATATAAGTAATGGTCCATTTTCTAGCATAGTTCTGGCTTTACGTATACCCGGACTATCAGAATCTTTTGTTTTAAATATTTCAGGTATTGGTAATACACCTTTTGGTCCGAATGCTTTAGGTGCTACTTCTGCAAGTGTAGTAAGTGCAGTAGCTTCTTCTGAAGTATCACTAAGACCTACAATAGCAGTATCAGTAATACCGTTTGCAGCTAGCATAGCCCCCATTCTTTTAAACCAACCAGTGCTAAATCTTGCAGCTTGTGGAAAGTATCTACTAGCAGCGGCTGTTGATAAGTTACCACCAACAATAGCTGGTAATAGTATAGAAGATATTTTACGTATCTGTTGATGTGCTGGATTATCAAACTTAGTGTTTGCATCCCACCAGTCATCAAACTTGTTACCACCCGGTACAAGTGTACCTATAGCATCTGTAATAAAATCTACACCACCAGTACCCATAGCTGCCATACCACGCATAGCTTCACCAGTATAACCGTCAAAGACTTCTAGTGCATTAGGTTGTGAGTTCTGTTCTCTTAACTGTTCAGTCGACATATTATAATACTTTGAGTTAAAGTCTTCACGTAACTTATCACGCTCATCACTCTGACCCATTCTAAACCAAGTATTATACTCATCTAGCATCTTGTCTTCATTATCTTGTACGGATAAATCAACAGAGCTGTTTCCATACTTAGCACCAAATGCAGATGGAAACTTACCTCCAGTTGGTTGTACTTGATTAGGTTGTGCTTCTAAAACACCAGCATCTAATTCTTCTGTTGTTATAGGCTCTGCTGTAGCAAGCAGTTCACCATCTTCAATTAGTTCTTCTTCGTTCATAGTGCATCTTCTCTAACAAGTTCTCCATTTTTGTAAGCCCCTATCATATATTTAAGTGCGTCGACCTGTCGCATTGGACCTCCAGCTGACCTTGCAGCATCATACATAGTTGGTGGTATAAATATACCTTCTTTTTTATACTGTTCGTTATTTCTAAGTTGCTCATTTATGTATTTTCTACCATCAAAATTTTTAAACTTACGTTCAAGTAATCTAAGATTCTGTGGCATAGTAATAATATCTTCACCTGATCGTATAGCTACAGCTACATTTTCTAAGTCTGTAGTAGATATAAGATTTAAGTTTTTAGTTTTTACTGAGTTTAGTATTTGTGGTAATGATCTACCGTCATTTAAGTTTACGTCACCACTAACACTAAAATCTACAGCATTGTTAGGTAATGTTCCACTATAAAACTGTGTAAATAGTACTGTATTAGTACCACTTGATGCAGCATCTATACGTCTAAATATACCGCTACCTATATATGTCTGATCTCCTACTACATCTTGAGTTTTATCTTTAGCTAAGTCTAGAATAAACTTTTCTGTTTCTCTTCTACGTAGCTCTGGCTCTTCTATACCAGCAAATCTTTTATTAAATAAATGATAATATAGTTGTTTAGTTGCAGCTAT